GCTACAACTCAAAAGGCCGCAATGGTTAACCAAGCTGCAAGACAACAAGCATCTGGTGCTGGCAACAACATCACAATTAACAAAGCCGGTGACACACAAATTAATCAAGATGGTGGCGGCAATGCCGGATCATCTCAAGTAGTTGTTGTTAAGGATTCTGGGGCTATGCCTAAGATAGGCGCTAAGATAGCCTATGGTGTAGGACTATAAGTCCCACACCATTGGTGACTCCGACAGGACTCGAACCTGTAACAATCTGCTTAGAAGGCAGATGCTCTATCCAGTTGAGCTACGGAGCCTTTAGTCGACTATTCGTCTGCCAGCTTCTTAAAGAAAGATAGACCATCGTCGTCCTCATCATTGGATTGTTCATCCCATGGAGCTGACGCAGCAGCTGGTTGTGATGGTGCTGCTGCTGGTGCAGGAGCCTGTTTAACTTCAGACAACTCATCAGCAGTAATTGTATTAGCAGTCTCACCACCACCTAAAGCAAGAACCCTATAGAGCTTTGTTTTAAGTTCATCGTAAGACTTAAAGTTCTTAGGATCTACAAGTTCCTGTAGAGGCTTCAATTGATTGTAGATACCTTCTAAGTCGTCTTCTGGAAGTTCAGAAGGTGAGTCAAACTCAGACTTATCATAGTTACGATATCCTTCTACATTACGAATCTTGAGTCTAAAGTTAGCACCTTCTCCAAGAGAGAATGCATCAACCTTTTCCTCATCATCAAACTCAGGCATAGCAGCATCATTGATCTTATCAAAGATTTTCTTGCCAAACTTATACAAGAATACTTGCCCTTCATTCTCAGGTCGTGAAGGATCCTTAACTACAACAATGTTAGAGATAAAGGATAGTCGACGTTTAGTCTTACTACGGACAAACGTCTTATCAGCTTCTGTACCAGAGTTCCAGAGCATAGAATTATACTCAGAAATAGGACAGTTCTGATTGATAGTGGTTAGTGATTTCTCAATAAACCATCCACCAGGACCTTGGAATCCATGATCCCAGATACGTACAAAAGGTACATCTGAATCTGGAGATGGTAAGAACCTAATAATAGCAGAGCCATTACCAGACTTATCAACTTCAGGTTTCCAGAACCCATCGTCATCACGACGTGGACCTTTATCAGTGAGTTTACTTAACTCTTCAGTCAGTTTATCAATATTAGACGTAGAGTTCTTCTTCTTCCATTGTGCAAGCGACATATGTTTCTCCTTATGTGCGATATATGCGATGTGTACGTTTTATTCAAAGCGTTCCATAATATACGACTTATACTTAGATAAGTCAACAGTATTTATAAAGAAAGGCTTATATTTTTCAGCTTTCTTTTGAAGGTCCTGCCATACCATATCCAGACCAAGTTTTTTGGTCCAGTAATCAAAGAAGGGTGTTAGTTCGTTCATGACTATCATAGTCTCAACCCCAACATCTTCTCTAATAACTAACCTCATGAGATAAGGATGTGTGTCACCCTTAGTTAAAAGATTCTCATCATATGAGTCCTTCAACATCATGAGGTCTTGTTTAAACATATATGTCATACTCTGTTGTCTCTTTTGCCAATTAGCATAGACAGCATGAGTCTCCATATTGTTTATATCACCAGGCCAGAAGTTAATGTTCTGCAACATATTAGCTAACATGAAGTCATCTGGATTCTTGAGCTTAGATAACTTATGAAAGAACATCTTGTCTCTTCTAACTTCAAACCTAGAGTGTTCTGTATTTTTTACTTTGCCATTGTACTTGAAAATATCATAATCAGACGTGAAGTGTCTTTTCAGCGCCATATATTTCTGATATGTTTCATGAGCATTCATAATGGTAAGCGCGCTCCTTTTGTTTTTAGAAGCCGAAGGTCTTCAGCTTCTGTTGCAATCTTAGCTTTTAGAATTTGACTACTCTTGATTAACGAAGCAGCAGTCTCAACCTCTATACCATTTTTCTCAACGTAGTACATTACAGCATCGAGATACTCAATAGATTTCTCTTTGACTATCTTTTCAATTTCCATAGCGAACTGAGATGGAGTATTTATCTTTAACTCCATCATCGAAAAAACTTATGATCTTGAATTGTGATTGTATGTTCCAATAGTGGTCCCCATCTAGGATTAACCCTTGTTGTATGATAGTGAGTAGCACCATTAGTAATAGAGATACCATCACGCTGTAACTTTCCAAACTGACTGTAAACAAAGTTCACAGCTTTGATAACTTTAGCCCATGTCTTAGTACCAACGATGTTAGATACATCATCGCTTTTTCCATCACAATAATATGAGAACTGGCACTTCCACTTAACAGGAACTATCTTGCCTTGTTTCTTCCACCACTTATTAAGTGGACCTTGATGTACAACTCCACATACGGAGTTAGGCCATCTATTACTCTCTACTCTATTCAATATAACTTCTGCTGCACCCAACACACCTATCATAGGTTGGTTACCAGTTTCAAAGAACAGAGCTTCTGCCATGCAGAATCGTTCTTTGTGTTCTTGATCTGTGATAGGTTCGCTAGCTGATACTAATGCTCCAGACCACAATGTAGCACCCAATGCAGTCACAATTGTCACTCTCTTCAACATTATACATTCCTTTGCCAATCAAAACAAATCAGTCGCTTCTTATGCTTCCGTATCTTATTATCGTTCCTTTTCTTGACAAAGTCAACACATTTCTGTAAATATCCAACATGTTCTGTTATCTGATTTAAATAAGACTTTGTCCTATTTGGCATCTGAATATGGATGTCATACTCTTCCTCTAGCATTGGATGGAACAGAAAGTGCTCGTATTTCTTCTTATCAATAGCTTGAAAAAACTCTTTATCCCCATGTCTCATACCAGCAAATTCCATATCATAACCACCAGTGGACCAGAAACATGGCTTGTTTATCAGCCATACATTAGGATGTGCTACCCACTTTAACAGCTTTTTCTCATCAAATAGCTCATAATCTTCTGGGTTATCATAGTGGTCAAACCGTACTTTGAATACATAAAATTGATTATTCTCTAGGGCAGTATTGGTCATTGCTTCCAGTAAGTCTTCTTTGAAATACACATCAATATCAATCAACCAATTCCAATGAGTCTCTGATTCCAACATAGCGAGATTCCTACAGCCATGGTTATTGAATCCAATATCTTGCTTTACTGTATATGATTTGAGATTAAATCTATTCTTGTATGCTTGACATATGTCTTCAAAGATACCTCTATCTGGGGCAGCATCATTAACAAATTGTACTGTGATGTGGTTCTTCAATGACTCCTTTATACCAGAAAAGAAATCACAGTGATGTATAAGTTTATCTACTTGACCGTAATATGTTAGCGATATGGTGATGTCATTAGTAGTACTAAAGTTCCATGATATATCATCAAAAGTGTTCTCCATCATTATACGTCTGTGGTGTGATGCTGGAGACTACCACCAGCGGCATCAAACCTATCTTTATATTTTACCCACTCTTGGCCGTATCTTGTATTGTGAAACGGATGTGTCTTTTCTGCTTGCATATCAATGAACCAAGGACCACCCTCAGTATAATGTATTGCTTTTGGATCAATCAAATGGTAGTATTGATCTAAGCAATTCCACTCCATAGGCAATGAACCAATGTCTTCATCCTCTAACCAATTCAGATGATGGAAGTCAAGACCTGGTAAGTGATCATTAAGATAGTCTGGTTTTAGTATTTGATTCTTTGGATGTTCGTTGTTGAAAATCATTAATGAGGCCCAGTTCTTTCTGAACGACTTATGCTGAGCAATACCATCCATCTTAATATCACCAAGAGGTATATACTCTGGATGTTTAACTACACTGACAGCTTTATCTGTATCAATCTCATTGACAAGTTCATATGGAGATGATAGAAACAAGAAATCACAATCAACAAACATACTGAATCCTGAGAAGTCACACATATATGGAACCCAGAATCTAGTAAATGTAAAGTCAGTAGATTGAGGCTCACCATGATTACGATTGTATTCAGGTATACTTTTTGATCTTAGCTGGACAATATCTGGATGATCATCCCATGCCCACATTCCTGTTTCTTTTCTTCGATTGTTTTGATATTCTATTGAGAACTTGCATACCTCGTATGCATCATGTTCTCTTTCCTCGTAACCTATGAATATTGGGAGTGTTGAGGTATATTTCAAGTTGTTTCTCCAATTCTCTAATTCGTGCCACACCCTTCTCTCTTATTTCATAAGGGTTGATAGCCTCGAAGTCACCATGTTCATACTTAGACTTAACTAGAGCCCAAGGAAACGCAGACTTGGTAATCTTTTTTGTTGAATATAATAGCATAGGTGTTCTCACATATCTTGCAATCCACGCAGTCGATCCGTGATAACCTACAGCCAAAAATGCCTTCTTATATTTATCAACCGCATCTCCAATGGCATCGGTGTAGTCACAATGGACAACATCCATGCCCCACTTTGTTTGAATAAGGTTTTCAATTTGTCTCCATTTGTCGAGTCCTACAGGATCCTTCCATTGCTTTCCAGGATCATACTCTTCGAATTGTTGTTTATGTGATGCTGTTGTATTGAGTACAACATATGGTTTACTGATGGTAAGATTCTTAATTCTGGACCACCACAAGTTATGATAATTAGATTCAGGATCATAGTTGCTGTGGTTGTAGTCTATCTCTTTACCAAATGATTGTTTAAGATGAACTTGGTGATAGTTAACTGGTTTGCATATAGACCACAAGTACTTGAATCGTGAATCTAATGTATCTGCATCTTCTGGTTTAAACTTCTCACCTCTCTTATGCATCCAATGCATATGTAAGGTAACATCATCACAATTCTTCTGCGCCATATTATGAGCATAACAAAGTGGCGAGATTATGTCTCCATAACCTATCTTGCCCTTCCAATTAATTGTTATCATACGCCGAAGCTTTCTCCACATCCGCAACTAGAAGTTGCAACAGGGTTGATGACCTTTAGAAAAGATCCACCAAGCTCTTGGACATAATCAATTGTTGAACCAAGGACATGCATCTCACTAACTATATCAACTATCAAAAATATTTCTCTCATGTCAGATGGATCATGACCAATACTTAGCTTGTAATCTGAAGGGTCTGGGTCGTCTATAAAGTCCCACTTATATTGGAACCCTGTACATCCCCCACCTTCTACACCAAACCACACATACTCCTTACCACTATTGATAGCTGTATTTTGCAGATAGTTTTTTGCATTGTCTGTTAGATTAATTGGACTTGCTACCATACCTTTCCTCCCAAATTAGTTGGAGGTTTCTGTTGCCAGGTACCTCCGGACCCCGATTAATTATGCTGCAAGAGCAAAATTATCAGATGCTATATTATCGTTAGCATTTACTATGTTTGATCTATTAAGCGATCAACCTTGTGACTCCGTATTCCTATTACCAACCTGTCGATCCTATTTCGACCCCATCAAAAACATACTAGCTCCAGGGAGACCACTGTGCACGTCCCTCCCAACTGTATTAACGGCTACCCCAGTGTATATTACCGGTGTCGTCAACTGGTCGGCGCCCAGATTTGCTAGTATGCTTTTGGTGGAGTCGATGGGTACTGCCCCCATGTCCAGAATTGTGTTCAGTCCACCTCAACATCACTATCTATTTATACACCGTATACTATGCAAAGTCAACAAGTAATCCTTCATGAAACATTTCTACTGGATGCATCTTTCCATAAAATTCATTCTGTGTCCATGATTGATCTTCCTCGTTGTAATCGAACCAAGGACTCACACCCAAAATAATATTGGTTCTTTTGGATATTTCTCCTTTTTTTCTTATAACAGCATGCGGTTGTCCCGTATCAAAATGATACATATAGCCAGGATGCATAAGCATTTGTTCGTCTTCGGTTGCTATGTATGCTGTTTGATCCAAATACAAAGGAATGTTAATACGAAAGTTCATATAGAAGGATTCGTCACGATGCCAATGCAAATCACCAGACTTCATCTCTACAATACGGCCACGAACTATTGTTCTAGGTATCTGACTGAACACTTCCCCAAGGTAACCAGATTCACAAGCCGGAGTCAATCTGTTAAATCCGAGAGCATCGCTATAGGTGTTCTTACCGGTTTGGTTCTTTGCGGCTGGATTATACTTCCACTGATGATAATACGCTCTCTCTTTTGACCATACATCATGGGTGATGATATCTTTACTTCTTAAAAAGTCCCATGCGTGACCAGCTCCGTGATTGTTTACTTTGTCAAAGAACTCGACACGCAAGTCTTTTATATTGACCTGTTCAAATATCTCATTGCCTCTTTTGCCAGCATACATCTCTGGGGGAAGATTGAACTTCCTGTTACCTAGTGTCTGGCAGTTAATGTTGATATCTGATTGACGGAAGTCTGGGTTGTATGTAATAGATAGGCCACCAAGTCTTTGGCTACGGAGATCTGATGATCCGTATCCCTCACCAAAGTTTGCTATTAAGAATCCGTGCCACCCATACATACTAAATGCAGCCTCTACAGCGGTCTGCAAATTGCTGACAGGCAACTTGCATTCCAATCTGTATATTTTATGTGGCCATGCCCAGGCTCTGGTTACGTTGTTGACTCTTTCTTCAATATCAGTTTCTCGTCTGATGAAAGAGTCAACTGTATCACAGTCTGGGATATCTTTTTTATAAAACTTAAAACCCATACAATCCATTCTCTTTACATAGCAGCATTGTTCGACCATCCTGATCAAATAGCTTAGCCTTGATCTCGTTCTGGTAGTCTCTGATATAACTTCCTGCATATTTAGTCATGCAACCAGAAGGCTTCATCTCAAACTTTCTGCAGGAACTTGCGAAAGCCTGCTTTGCAGTAACACAGGAGTTCTCGTACAATACAAGAACGTTGATTTTGAACTCTAAAGATCGCTTACTCATTGAAATACTCCCCGGCTTCAGTTAAAAACTCATTGATATCCTCTAGTGGAATATCGGTAATAACGTCTGCATCTGAGACGCTCAGAACGTAACCCGCATCCATCGGGTTGATTTCTTCGTAAGATTTGTATGGTTCCATGTCAACTCCTTCTCTCATATCTTAGTATACATCAAAAACGAAAGAGGGTCAACAGCTTTTTTCAAAAACTTTTTTTTAAAATAATTCATTTTTAGTGTTGACCTTTTTGATAATCGGTAGTATACTATATTAATGATGAGGAGAGCAGATATGACATTTACATTTGACGAGACCATTCTTTCAGACCTTCATAAAGAAGCTAGAGGATTTCGACCCCGTGAGGGTTGGTTCCTGGATAAATGGAACGAGTCCGACGATGATGGCAAGCAAGCCATCTGGGATGGTCTCATTGAAGAGATGTGTAATAATGATCGGGCAGTTGCCGATCATGAAGCCGCTTGCTTGATTGAGTTCAAGCAGCTAATAGCCACCACCATTGAGAATGGTGCTGGTGATGAGATCACCGCTCTTAGGTGGTTGATTCAAGATGGTCGTCAAATTGACCACTCTCAAGACATAGAGCACTTCTTCTGGGAGTATGGTATTCTTCATACTGAGTATGGTAAGAAGTGCATCGATGCTCTTACAGAAGTTTTCAAAAAAGAATGGATGGAGCCGGATGAGCTGTTGACCGAAAGTGATTTACGTGTATAATAAGAGAATGAACAACACAACTAGGAGACTTAAATGTCACATGAATTAGAAATTGTTAATGGCGAAGCACAGATGGCCTACACTGGAGAAGTTCCATGGCACGGTCTAGGTGTTAAGGTTGAAGAGAGTCTTAGTCCTGCAGAGTTTCAAAAAGCTGCTGGTCTTGATTGGAACGTTGTTGAGCGTCCTGTGTATGCAGAGTTCAATGGCAATAAAATCACATCAGGTCATAAGATGCTGATCCGAGAGACTGATGCTAAGCCTCTTACGATTATCACTGGTGATTGGAATCCAGTACAGAACTCTGAGGCTTTCGAGTTCTTCAATGAGTTCTGTGAAGTTGGAGCCATGAAAATGGAAACTGCTGGCTCACTTAAAGGTGGACAGTGGGTCTGGGCTTTGGCTAAGATGACTGATACCTTTGAGTTATTTGGTGGGGATTCCATCGAAGGATATCTACTATTCTCTAACCCACACATTTATGGTCGTGGGATTGATATCCAACAGACTCTTACTAGGGTTGTATGTAACAATACAATCAATGTTGCACTACAAGGTGCTTCGAAGAATAAGGTTCGATTCAATCATCGTCGTGTCTTTGATGCTGATCTAGCTAAAGAACTTCTTGGTCTAGCTGCTGATAAGATGGAATCCTTCAAAGCAATGGCTCAGTTCTTGGGCACTAGGTCTTACAAGGATGAGATTGTAGCAGACTACTTTGATGAAGTGTTCCCTGGCTACTCTAAGAAGACAGAAGATAAGAAGTCTTCTAAGAATGCTTTGAGAGCTTTTGAAGTACTTGAGACACAGCCTGGAGCAGAATATGCTAAAGGTACATGGTGGCAGGCTCTTAATGCTGCTACTTACTTGGTCGATCATGAGATTGGTAAGTCCCAAGAGTCACGATTGATCTCTAACTTTTACGGATCTAACAAGCAGCTGAAGACTCGTGCTTTAGAGAAAGCTCTTGAATATGCTTCGTAATTTTGTTCTAGTAGCCGCTTCAGTTGCTCTAATGAGCACTGAAGTAGTTGCTGGACCAGATCCTTGTAATGTGAGAAAGACTACCACAGTCACAACAGATGAGAATGGTAGGGAAATACTTACGAGCAAGATTACTGCGGACTGTGGCTTTGATGCTAATGCTCTTGAAAGAACAAGGAAGTTAGAATCAACACTGCAAGAAGTCCAAAATAGACTCGACTACATTGAAGAACGTCAAGAGCCAATTGTTATCGAGGTCGCAAAGGTACCTAAGGCTGCTCCTGTAGAACCAGTACGGCAAGTAGTATTATTAGGCCCTGTTGACAAAGATCCGCTTTTGATAGACTATAAGGGTAAGCGAGTACCTCGATGGAACACTAAGGCGTTCTTTAGAGGATTTTTCAAAGGCCTGAGTGAAGGGAATTCATAATGAATAGGTCAATTAAGATTGGTGTAACTGGGTTAGGTCTGTTAGGCTTAACTGCTTGTGGAGCTACAAATATTTCTAATTTAGAAGATGCTCCACCTTTTGGAGCTACGGCTCTGTATAAGTACAATGTACAAGCTAATAAGGAACAAGTCGATAAGATTCCTGATTGGTTTCTCAAGATGCCTAAGGAAGAGGCTAGTATCTTTGCTGTAGGTACTTCTGCTACACCAGACTTACAATTGTCTGTTGACATGGCTATACTGATGGCTAAGACTACTCTAGCCGATAGGTTTCAGAGTCAGCTAAGGTCTCAGACTAAAAACTTTATTGCTAAGGTAGGAACTACAGCTGTAGATACCACTGTGATAAATGAGCTTGAAAGAGTGACTAAGAATCTAGTTGCTGATACTGATGTTTCTGGATACAGTGTTGTTGAGAATGTTGTACAGTCTGCTGGTAACCAGTTTCGAGCTTATGTACTATTGAAGTATAATGATGAGGAAGCTAGTAAAGTTCTCATGAATCGTCTCAAGAAAGATAGGATGTTGATGGCTAAGTTACGATCTAACACTGCATTTAAAGAGTTAGATAAGAATGTCGCAGCAGCCAAGAAGGAGGCAAAGAGTGAGCAAGAAGCTGTCGTTAAGTCTTATACTCTTCAGTAGTATTTTAGTGAGTCCGGCTCAAGCAATTGAGCCGATCTCTATTGCTGCTAGTGTGGTTGGTGGATCTTTATTTTGTAAAATGATATCATGCAAGACCATTGTCAATAAGACGGAATTGATCGATCTTTATAAAACTAGGCAACATCAACATGCGCGCTTCGAGGATATTAGGAAGAATGGATTAAAACTAAACTTTGATGAGAAGTTCTGTAGGTCTGTTCCTGATACTAAGGGTGCAATGTGTTATGAAAATGGAAAATGGAGTTTGAAATAATGGAAACGGTATTGATGGTTGGTGGAGTGTTCTTTGCGCTTCCTTTTGCAATATTAGTAGTTGCTGGTGTGGCGTCTAGCACCGTTGAGCTAGCAATGTTCGTTGGGGAAAGTGCTATAAATATAGTTACATTCCCTTTCACTTAGGAGTATATTATGGTATCAAGAAATGAAGTATTTACTTTTCTGGAACAGCTTCGAGCATCCGGTAAGGTAAATATGTTCGAAAGTCCTAAACACTTAGAAAATAAGTTTGGTATGACCCCGGAAGAAGCCAAGATGGATTTCTTTCAATGGACACAACATTTGAAGCGAGAAGAAGATGCGACTAGCAAAGAGATCGACACGAACATTGCCCAAGGATGGGGAACCCAAGAGGAAGATGCGAAAGATCAGGAAGCCTCTAACTCCTAAAGAGAAGGCCGAACGCATTGAGCGTTTGGCTAAAGCTCGTGCAGCTAAAGGTCCTTCTGAACATAAATCTGTCCATGCTTCTGTAAGTAGGGACGATAAGAATCCAGTAAATGTAACTACTGTTAGGAAATGGATTAGATCCAATCAAGAAAGACTAACAGCTGCAAGAGCAAGTCTCAAGCTCAATGAGAAGAACAGAGATCTCAATAACGAAGTTAATATCCTTGAGACATATGTCCATAACTTGCAGTCATATCTTCGTACTGGAGTCTGGTTGGACTTTAGATGGGGTGAGAATATGGAAGGTAGGATCAATAATATTGTAAGAGTCAATGGTCATCATTGGCATCCTGCTGATCCACATATTGGTATGGTCAAGCGTCAAATAGGTTCATGGTATCAAGATATTGGATTGTGGACTCAAGAAATGCACGAGGAATATTATGGTGTGCCAGAGTTCATTGATGCCCCAAGCAAGAAACCAAAGAAAACCAAAGCTAAGAAAACCAAGGCAAGGAAGAAGCCTAAATAACAGGCAAACAATGTTAGAAGGGCTGAGATGTCAAATGTAATTGTTTTTCCACAGCATAAAGTTGGTGCAAGACCTCCGCAGAATGAGAACGAGCTTAAAGCTCATGCGGAAGCTATAAGACAGAAGTTCATACAAGACCATGCCACCGATTTTGCTTTTGATGTATTCAGACAGTTGGAATCGCATGGGTTTGATCTTAGAAATAGCGCTGATATAAAATATGATCTTGTACTAATCAGCGAAGCAATAAAGTCTGCAATGTGCAGATCTCTTGAGCAGAAACATCCTCTACAAGAATTTGCTCAAAACATCATAAATTTAAAGGACTCAGATATTAATTTTGAGGACTTTGATGAAGAGGATGGCTAACACTTAAAGGATTAGTTATGATTTTAGTTGATATGAACCAAGTGATGATTTCTAACTTGATGGCACAGATAGGAAGTCATCATAACATTGAACTTGATGAAGACTTAGTTAGACATATGGTACTGAATTCTCTAAGAGGATACAGGAATAAATTTTCAGAAAAGTATGGCGAGTTGGTTATATGCTGTGATGATAAGAACTTCTGGCGTAAGAAACTATACCCCTACTATAAGGCTAATCGTAAGAAAGCTAGGAACGATTCTGATCTTGATTGGAGTAAGCTGTTCTCGTGTTTGAATGCTATTAGAGAAGAGATAAGAGAGTACTTCCCATATAAAGTAATACAAGTTGAGGCTGCTGAAGCAGATGATATTATTGCTACTATCATCTATGATGTTGAGGGGGCTCATCTTATGAATGGTCACTCTAAGCCAGTGTTGATTATGTCTGGGGATAAAGACTTCATTCAGCTTCATAAGTTTAGTAATGTAAGTCAGTATGATCCTGTACGTAAGCGTTGGATCAACCACGACAATCCTGAAAAGTATTTGATTGAACATATTGCTAAGGGTGACCGAGGTGATGGTATTCCAAATATCTTATCTAAGGATGATTGCTTTATTAATGGACGGCAAAAGCCTCTTCGTTCTAAAGTACTAAATACTTTTGTTGATATGAGAAATATTGAAGAAATAGAGAATTATCACACAGAACATAAGACTAATTGGAACAGAAACAGACGACTCGTTGACTTATCTCTTGTTCCAGACTATATTAAAGATGAAGTGAAGAAGCAATACAATGAAGAACATAGTGATGGACGTGATCAACTCTACGCATATTTCATCGACAAGAAACTCAAAGGATTAATGGAAAACATAGGTGATTTTTAATGGCTTATACTAAAGCACTGTATGAGATTATAGACGAAGTTCGAAAATCTAAAAACGTAAAAATAAAAGCTGAGATTCTAAAGAATCATGAGTCTACAGCACTAATTGATCTACTACAGCTTACGTACAACCCTGGTATCAAATGGCTGCTCCCTGAAGGCGTGCCTCCATATACACCAGCAGAAGGTACTACAGAAGATGGTGAAGGAACAGATCTCGAAGGTGCCTTGATTGGCAAAATGAGAATGATGAAGTACTTCATCTCGGTTGATGGTAATGTAATTGAAAACATCAAACCAGCAAAAAGAGAAGTTGTGTTTATACAACTCCTGGAGACTGTTGCTCCAAAGGATGCTAAGTTAGTTTTAGAAATGAAAACTGGTGCACTAAAAGGTGTATCTACTGGTGTGGTGCAAAAGGCTTTCCCCCAGATCCAAACAAAATAGGAGGCTACTATGACCCCCGTCTACAAGTCATCCCCTTACGAATATGATGAAGGCGACGAGAAAAAGTCTATGAAGTTTAAAAAAGCTATCACTGCTAGAAAAACAAAGAACAGAGTTGATGCAGCTCTTCGTACAAAAGATGTACAGTACATTATGGATATGGAGGATGAAATATAGTGCCAACATACACTATTGAAGACACCCAAACTAAAAAAACTTATGATGTGAGTGTTAAGTGGACTGAACTACAAGAACTGTTAGTTATGCATCCCCACCTTAAAAAGGTAATAACAGCTCCTAACATTATTGGTGGAGTTGGTGGGTTCAAGACAGACTCAGGATGGAAAGACCTCCTGAAGACTGTTAAAAAAGGATCTGGCGCCGGTAATACGATTGATATTTGATATGGCTCGTAGATTAACTAAGCGTCAGAAGCGCATGCTGCGTCAGGATGGGCTCATGGATGAACACAATGAAGTTACAAAAGGTAAGTTCAATCTCATAGACCTAAACTTTGATCTAACAAATACCCAAGAACAAGTTATAGATGCATATGAGTCTGGCAGCCACCTAGTCCTCCATGGTATGGCAGGTACTGGTAAAACATTCCTATCAATGTATCTTGGATTGAATGAGATACAAACAAATCCAACTGGTGATGGACCACATAAAATGTTCATTGTGAGGTCAGTAGTCCCCACGAGAGACATGGGGTTCTTGCCTGGTAATTGGCAGCAGAAAGCTGCGGTTTATTCAGAGCCATACAGACAGATAGCTAGTGAGTTATATGGTCGAGGTGACGCATATGATATACTATCACATAGGGATACTGTGGAGTTTATAACTACGAGTTTTGTAAGAGGTACAACATTCCGTAACTGTGTGATTGTCGTTGATGAGATGAACAACATGAACTTTCATGAGCTCGATAGTCTCATTACTCGTGTAGGTGAGAATTGTAGAATTATATTCTGTGGTGATTATAGACAAACAGATCTAACTCTTGAACAAGACAGGAATGGTTTGAAGCAGTTTCAGAAAATACTAAATAACATCGAGTCGTTTACAAGTTTTGAATTTGGTGTAGACGATATTGTGAGATCCGGCATTGTCCGTGAGTATATTATTGAAAAGAGTAAGCTTGGGTATGTTTAAACACACATTAGTTGAATTTGATGAACTTGAAACTGTAACAGAAGATAAAAAAAGATTTTATCTTACACCAGAAGGTAATAAGTATCCTTCTGTAACTACTGTATGTAGTTTAGCCACCGTTGACGGTATTAAGAAGTGGCGTAAGAGAGTTGGTAATGAACAAGCTAATAAGATATCATCAAAGGCCTCATCACGAGGTACTAAGGTGCATAAGTTGGTGGAAGACTATGTTAACAATAAAGACTTAGACTTTGACGATGTGCTACCGGTAAACCTGTTTATGTTCAAACAGATCAAGCCTATCTTAGATACCTACCTAGAGAATGTCTATGCAATAGAATGTCCATTGTATAGTGACTATCTTGAAACTGCAGGACGTGTTGATTGTATAGGTACATTCAAAGGTAAGCCTGCCATCATTGACTTCAAGACAGCTAACAAAAGAAAGCAGCGGTCTTGGATTCACAACTACTTTATGCAAGAAGCTGCTTATGCGGTTATGTTTGAAGAAAGAACAAAGATACCCATATCAAGAATTGTAACAGTTATTGCTGTAGAACAAGACGAACCTCAATTGTTTATTGAGAAGAGAGATGATTACATCAATCTTTTTCAACAATACAGAACTCTCTATAAGGAGAAGTACAGTGTATAAAATCCTGGCGGCCTTTATGATGACAGCACTATTGAGTACAGTAGCATTAGCTCAAACAGCACCAGAAGGTGCATACATGAGCAGTAAACCAGCAGCATGCATGGATACAACTGCACTGTTTAAAAAGTTTACTGATGACAAGAATGAACAGGTCATCTTTAAATACAAAGATCCAATACACAACACTCTAGGATATATATTTTACAACCCAGTAATGAAGGTAGTCCATACTGTTGAGCTAGCTCCAGCAGCTGGAGGTAATAAAGCTTGTGTGATTGTATTTGGTAAGGATGTAAAAGCTACTACTTGGAAATAGAAAGAGTAGCTTCCGAAAATCTTTCTTTCCACTCATCTACACTAATATGCTCAATGGGTGGGGTTGTTTTTCCTTCCCATGCAAGTACTTGCCATGCTTTCCAATTGTCATCATCTGGGAATGTCTTAAACATTTTGTCTTGAATGACATTGAAGCTTGTATCATATTGTTTGTTGAAAAACTTACATATGACATTTAATGGTCTAATTCTTTGGACATGTTCCATTGTCATGATCATAGAGTTTCTACCAGATGATGCCATATCTCTTTGCATAGGAAACAGATAAGCTGATTTAGCCGGCCAATCAGCCTTGTATACGCCTCTCTGAACCGGTCCAAGTAGTTCACTGGTCCTCTTACGGAACTTAGGTGCTACATAAAGTCTCGTCATTACTCTATAGATACCTACTGGGAAATTGTGTTTCTGTACACCAGCACAACACCATATCTCACCATCTATCTTAGAGAACGTCCACATAGGATATGTTTTCCAGAAATCTTTGTCCAGCAGATAATCAAACCAATCTGCATTACGATCAGCTGTTCCCAATTCTCTTTGTTCAATTAGGAAATCTTTAAACTCATCTTGGTTCTCTGGTGTTAGCTTTTCGCTAGTCGGTACCGAATACTTTGTCACAGGATAGTCTCACCCTTCTTAGATATTCTCTTTGTTTTTTTGTTACAGCAAACTCATCGTCTATGACATCCAATAATTCTCTGAGTTCTTCCATAGCTTTGAATACATTGAATCTACCCTGGTCAGATATCTTATCCCATAATTTATTTGCACCGGATTCAATTCTTTTTTGATTATTCCATTCTTCTGGTGACATATTAACTCCCATTAGCTATACCCTCGAGGAATATCTTCCATTGCATGGATCTGACATCCCAGTTATAGAACGCATCTGTATATTGTTTTTGCATATGCAATCTATCTTGTAGTGCACTATCATCTACTAATGATACTGCGTTAAACAAGTTTTGTGCAAAGATCTGAGCATGATCATTAGCAACCTCATGTACAGGATACATCATAGTCCAGTTAGCAGCTGTCTCAGGTAACCCAGCAAACGAACTATGAACACACAATAACTTTGCTGACATAGCTTCCATAAGAACCATACAACTTGTCTCAGGCCACACACATGGGTATGCGAGGATATGCATCTTCTTCAGGTTTTCTCTCATCTCTGCATTTGGTACAGATCCATGATAATGAATACCTTCGGTGTTCTTACACTTATCAATTAGAGCTTTGTGTTCTTTATCTCTCTCGGGCCATCCATACAGCTTAAAGCTAGAGTATACATGTAGGTTAACAGGCTTCTTTATACTCTGAAAGTGATTGGCCTTCATCTCTTCAAATACAGGAACAAGGATATCTAATCCTCTATGTGGTGTGGAGAAATATACAAGATTAATCTCATCTGTTGGCTTTTCATGATCGTCAATTGGATCAATAGCATTTTGAAGTACATAACCTGATGAGTGAGGTATACCAAGATGATACATATAGTCTTGAAACTGCCAGTGAGATACAAACACAAGTTTGTCATACTTCTCATGACCACCATCTTTCAGATGTTCAACTTCAGGATCTTGTGCTAGATCATGACACCAAAGTATCTTCTTTTTATCTTCTTTTAGCTTACGAGGTCTAGAACAAATAATTTGGAATTGATCAATGAGATCTTTTGGCATCTCCTTATACAATCTATTTTGCATAAGCTCAGTACCACCCCAAGCATTTTTATTCAACTCATTCTTTTCTGGACCACTGTCCATTATTGTCAATTTAACCATAATAAATTATCTTCCGCTTTGTATTGATTCCTCTACATACACTTTGAAGTCATCAAAGCCACCAATGTGGTTCTCACCAACAAATATTTGTGGTACTGATGTAGTCCCAGGAGGTACCTTTGACAGTAACTCATCTCTGTGGTGTGGATGTGATTCAAGATTAAGTTCTTCATACGGAAGACTCAATGAATCCATAAGAGCTTTAGCTGCTTCACAAAAGCCACATAGGTCTCTTGTGTAGATAGTGTATAGGGCCATTATTTATTCCTCATAGATAAATGGATCGTGTTTACGAATCTCTTCAAGTCTCTTTCTTCTTTTGTATCTTATATATGGATATGTAATCCAATCAATGAAGTTATGCCAGATCTGGGTAAGCATTCATTATCTCCGGGTAAATATGTTCTGCCCAATCAATATGAGCTTGTTCTCCAAGATGCCAATACGTCTGGCTTTTTGGTGCATGGCCTTTAACCTCAGTACACCACCTATAGTAATTAAAATGTTTGTCCATAGGCTTGTAATAATATTTATCATCTATAGTATAATAAATCTTTTGATTGCCCACAAAAGGAGGAAACGTAATGTCTTGATATGGCTTAGGAGGGTTTGATAGATGAGTATCATAATAATTCTCTATCGCATTGAACATATAATATTTGTATGGAGATATTGCCATCATACTCTGTATAGCATAAATGTAGGCTGCAAGTCTGTTAGCAGCAATTACATCATCTGCCCAAACATATGCCATATCAAATGCCTTACGTATCTCTTTGTCTTTAAGCATAAGTGGATTAGTACCAACAGTTGCTGGAATGTATTTGTTGTCTGCTCGTGCACCATAATCACCAGCTTGTTTCCACTCATTTTCATCTTCTTGTTTGTATCTCATATCAAGTCTATTCAAACTAGTCCATCCTATCAGAAAGAAGTAATTATAGTCTTCTCTTATAGGAGCATAGTAACCATATCCTGATTCTATGTCGCTCATGATTGTACAGAACTGATCAAATATTCTATGGTTACTACCACCACACTGTGCATAGTTTAAATGTTGATAATTCCATTTCTCTGCAATCTTAGCACCGTAAGATAACTGTCTCTGCTCATCACTATCACCAACACCTAGAGTCTCACTACCAGCTGTATGACTACAACCAAGAGATATAAGTACACCCTTGTAGCTATCATATCCCTTCCAGCTAGATTTATTAGCTTCGTATATGTGATCAAATGGGTCTACTTCAGACATACTGACTCATCCATGGTAAGTAATCGCTTCCTTTTAACTTTCTAAATTTATCAGATGCTCTCTGAACATCTAAGAATTGGTCCCACCTATGAGGGTCACGGTCTTCCATAATAATTTTTGCTAGGTTATTTAGGTTGTTGAGATTATCTTGTTCCCAACTATTCTCTATTGTACCCTTAACTCGATTATAAGTCAACTCTATTTGTTTTACTGCTTGGTGTTTCAACTCAGTAGGTAGATGGCGGATATGGTAGTACCTAGGGAAATCAACAATGTTAATATGAGGAAGTATGTTAATATAACCGTGAGGAGCCCTGGCTTCTGTATCGAAATAGTGAAATTTCTGATATTGATTCCTCGAAAACTCATACACTTCGCCGATGTCTAAGATGTTAAGCATACTTACTGTTGTATGCAACTGCACATTGATATGCTTAACCTCTTTACACCTTTGTCTTAGCTTGTCGAAGTTCTTCTCAATCACTGACCATTTACTAGGATGCCTTATATAGTATGCTTTGTCACCCACTGCATCTACACTTATACCAAGATTAATGTGCTCAAAGTGTGACCAAAGATCAATCAAGGCATTGGGTATTGTAGTTCCATTTGATGTATATTGTAATGTTTTATTCTTTGCCCATCCCTTGTTTATGATATGCTTCAACCACTCATAGTGTTCCTTTACAACTAGTGGCTCTCCACCAAGGAAGTTAATTGTTCTTATCTGACCAAGTATAGGATCAAAGAATCTTTCTCTGAATGCTTTTACAAACCAGGGCTCTGCTCTACCTTTCTTTAAGTAAGGAATGTATTCTGGTTTATGTTCTTGATGAGGTATGACTTGAGCTTCTTCTATCCAGTTATGACTACTCCATGGATTACAGGTTTTACATTGTAAGTTGCACACATTACCAAGAGTAACATCTAAGTATGATATATGCTCCATGTCTATCATCACGCCATCTTTTTCTTGGATAGAGTCTTCATGTATAAGATGCTTATGAGTTTCGTTTGCATCCATTCTATATGAGTATCCACCTTGGTCCTCAACACCAAAACATCTCTCACACTCAGCTGGCCTTCGGTTCTTCTTCAGCTTCTCTCTAAGATGGCACAACACAGGATCATTAAGAAGTTCTTTAACATGTCCCATTGCTTGTATCTGTGGTTGGAATCCAAACTTACCATTGTCCATTTTAATTGGCCAAGTATTGATATAGTCCAAGTCATGGGAGTTGATTACACCAGGAGCTCCTGATATAGACTTAAATGTTTTTGCAACACAGCATGGTCTCACTCTACCAAAGTTGTTTACACTCAAACCGTTCATAGCATAATAACAATGCATTATATTGGACCTTTTGCAATATTGAAATCAGCAGCGCAATGGCAATGATGCTTTGGACAAATTATTGGTTTGATATTACTTGAGTCAAACTCGCCAGCTATATTACCAACTATTGGTCCTACACCACAGCTGGCTTGTCTTATTCTTCCATCTGGATATATGTGGAGACTGTCTTGTATGTTACACTCCCAACCTTTCCAGAAATTCCAACCATTTTGCATTATCCTATTTGACTCAATTGGTACCTCATCACCATCAACAATCATATTTGCATAGGCGTAATTTGGATCTTTGAATATAGTAAAATTAGTTGTCTTTACATCAGGATTAGATTTGAAAAAGTTTATCTGATATTCCTCATCGTAATGATATTCTTCTGTGTCTGGTCTAAGAGAATCTAACACTGGAACATAGTCAATGATGTGGTTTGTACACTCTTTAAGTCTCTCAGTCATAGCAATACATTGGTCCCACTTATCTTTGTGCATCATTACTCTGGCACACATATATGCTATTCTTGTACACAACCAATCATAGTTCTCAAAATATCTGTCATCTTTTGTAAATTCTGCATGATAGCTTGCTACTATATCATCAAACAAAGTGTAGTTTTCTTTCCACCACTTCAGACCTCTTGATAGGTTTGTATTGACGCCCACACAGCTTCCAGGGAACTCTACACGCTCTCTAAACAACTCTATAGTTGGTATGAGTCCTGGCCATAGAGTAGGCTCACCACCGCTTAGAAACAGTTTAAAGTAGCGATAACCACGATCCTGATACAGATCTATGATATAGTCTAATGTTGTGAGGATCTTATCAATATCATCTTCGTGTTTGAATCTACCACCCCAGTTTCCCTCATTACAATACGTGCAACGAAAGTTACAGAAGTCATTAACTTGCCAAACAATACTCAACCACTTTTCTTTAGCAGGTACAATTTTAGTCAGGGTGGGCATGTTGAATCACTTTAACCATATCTGGAAATACATCCTCAAACTTGTACTTCCTATACTTGTCAAGGAAGTGCACATACGTTCTCATTTTATTAATAAGCTCGCCCTTATATTTATTTGTATTTTTTGTGTAGTTAATTATGTTACGTATTGCACCTTCGTACTGAGTATCAAAAGCTTCTAGTTGTTTTACAACATCCATTCTCATTTCTTCTGGCCACACACAACTGTGAATATAATCTGGACTCTCGAGAAAAATAGGTACAAAGTCTACTCTACGAGTTTGATTCCGCTCAATCCATCTTACTACTTTTGTTACATCGTATACATTCCATGCCTGATATACAAAGTATACTTTCAGTAAACACTTCTCAGTTAATTGTTGAGCTTTTGCAAAGTTCTTTTCTACCGCCTTCCAATTGGTTGGATATCTTACATATGAGTTAGTCATTTCATATCCATCAATACTCATCTGGACCTCTGACTCATCAAAGAAGTCTAATTTATCATAGAATTCATCTGGCCAATTAGTGAGATTTGTTGTCCAGCATACATAACATTCATTATTACCAACTTCTACTAACTTGTCTAGGACTTCTCTGTTCTTTTGGATGAGAGTTGGTTCTCCTCCCGTAAGATACAATCTTTTGAGATTAGGCGCCACTCTATCAATAAATTTGTCGAACATTGGTGTATTAAACCAATCATAATCAAACTGATCAACACTATCCAACTCATGTCGCCATACGTTCTGTAACCATTGAGGAACCTTTTCATTATCAAGTATCCTTTTTCTTTCGTTATATAATTGATCAGAACTTACAGCCCAGCAACCACTGCACTTCAAGTTACACACATTGCCAAGTCTCAGTTCAAGTAGATTAGGATCAAACACTGGATCTAAACTATCAGTGTGAAAGTTTTTGTTTGCCCATTGTCTTGAACTTTCCAATCCTTTCTCTTCATGCTCGTAGCATCTATGACACGCATCAATACGTTCACCTTGTAACATTGCTTTTCTAACATCTGTCATATACTTACCATGCCATATATCATCAAACTCTTGGTGACCTAGTATAGCAAACTTATCATCAATTGTTATGTAATCTTCTGTATAGATGTTACAGCATAGCTTACATCTACCATCAGTATTAGTATGAATATTTGTCCATGGGTATATGCAAAATGTCTCAGCCACGATTCTTCCAAAAATCATTCTTATAATAATATTCTTTTAACTTACTAAACTCTTTATAAGTTTCAAAGAAATTTTCACTACGGATGTGATCGAGTTGATTTACCTTATCAAAGAATACAGTCAAAAGACTAGTCTTGTCTTCTTCCCACATAAAGTGTATTATACTTTCATAGTCGTGTATTATTCTATCTGTGTGAGGATATTGTTCAAGCTCTTTCATCCAATCTCTGTACTTTTCTTCTACTTCTCTTTTTAATTTTCTTGGTAGACATTGGATTCTATAAAACTCAGGATCCAACAAAGGATTTAATCTACAATTTTGAGGTTTGAGTAAACCAAGATTAACCCATTCTCTGTGAAAGTCAACTACATTGTATGAATTGAATATACTAACAGTAGGCGTAATCCAAAAGTCAACATCAGGACACTCTTTCATCATATCCTTTCTATTTTGAACAACAACATCCCATTTTATATTTTTTCTTAGATACTCACCTTGTGAATGATTACCATCTAGGCTAGCTGCAACAACAACATGATCAAATGCTTTCCAGTATTCAAAGATAGACTTTTTCTTGAATCTCATATTAGTAAAGTTGGTTGTATAATTCAACCTAACATCTGTCATCTTATGATGGAGCCAATAGTCAAGAACTCTATAATGTTCTTCTGTTATAATAGCTTCACCACCAGCCCAATACACCTTCTCAACATCAAGTAACATTGGCTCGAGTTCTTTGAAGAACGTATCCATATCCTTACCAACCTTTAGTAGTTGAGGTATACCTGGATCACCATGCATCTTGACATGATCATCATACCAGCTTGTACTAAAATTAGGTCCACAAGTACGACATCTTAAATTACAAAGATTTGAGAAACGAATATCAAGGTATGCCATGTTGACCAGGCCTGCGCTTCCATCTTCTTCTGTTTCTTCTACCTTCCACCAGTGATCAGCAAACTCCTTGTTGCTTGATATTCTCAATGTCTGCAAACCTGATTTTTCTTGCTCGTAACATCTCCTACACTCTTGACTTTCTCTTCCTTCAAGCATAGCATTTCTAAGAGCTTTCATCTTATCACTGTTCCACAGCTCTTGTATGGTATTATCATGAGAGCTTCCAATTGGCATTCTGGAATCTGCTAAACAACAAGGATACGTATCCCCATTGGGCCACATATGCATATGAGTCCACGGTAACATACAAAATGTTTTATTGTTTAGAAATAAGTCCTTGTCACTCATGTCGTAACATCTGTTTGATAATTGGAATGTTTTCCGTCATCTCCTTGTATACGTGTCTGAATCTTGAATGAAGATTGTGAACTAATCGTGACCGATCCCACGTATCCTTCTCCTTCATAAAAGATATGATTTGAGGGAATCCCCATCTGGGATGAGTCATCCGTCCAGAGTAGTTCTCTAGGTGTATTTCTAGGAATTGTTTTATCTCCTCTTTCATGTCTACTGGTATAGACTGTATATTAAACTCTGGTGGGCTGAATGCTATATTATATGACATTATTGAAGTCTCGTCAACGATTCCTTTGTGTTCAAGATAGAGATGAAACTTAGGAATGTGATCAACATTCAACACACTTATTACACTATCGACGCCTAAGTTAATATTATCAATACCTTTGAGTGATAGTAAATTAGCTTCAACTTGATCCCACTTAGTACCAAGTCTTACTAGCTCTGCTCTTTCTCCATACGCATCGATGCTTGCTCCTACTTCAACCTTCTTAAACATCCTCCACTTATCAACTACGTTGTACTTGTAAAAGTTTAGATTGCTCATATTAGTATTGTATCTAAGAGTCATATCTGTCAGACCCTGTTGTATCAAGTAGTCGAGTATCTTATAGTGTTCAGGCATCATTAATGGCTCACCACCAGTGAAATATATCTCATCAACAGTTGGTAGGTGTTCCTTGATCTGATCCCACACTGACTCTTTTGTATTGTCTTCTAGTTTAAGATTTGGTCCTTTTGGTCCAATGATATATTTGTTCCATCCTGTACTCCAAGAAGGACCACAAGTTAAACATGCAAAGTTACATTCTGTACTAAACCTTATATTGATAGCTTTGAAATGAAACTCTTCCATGCTACCATCTTCAGCTGTTAAGTCTACAAGATTGAAATGTTTCTTGAATAGATTATTGTTATGTTTTCTATATGAAGATCCTCCTGCATCATCAAACTGCCAACATCTGGTGCAAGCATCATTTCTCTTGCCTTCCATCATATCTTTTCTGAGTTTATTCCACTCATCAGAATGATATATTTCTGCCAATGTGTTGTCTTTAAGACTACCTTTTAATTCTGGTATTCCTGGATATGGCACAGCCGTACAACATGGAAACACATTGCCATCAGGCTCTGCGTATAGATGCATCCATGGAAGTATACAAAAGTTTTCGTTATCAGATGGGTTCTTTATAGCCACCAGATTCTCCTATATCTTTATTCCATCTATCAAATGGATGATCAATATCATTTATCATTCTTACTAGAGGAATGTGTTCAAGAACAGCATCCTTTGCAAACTTGAGCGTGCTGTTTAAATGTTCAGAGAGCCTACCAGGCTTATATGTATCACGAGCATACATATAATCAATACACGTTTGCCATCCTGGGTTCTGATATCTTGCTTTAATATTTACTGGTAATTTTGACCATTCTAACTTTAAGAACTCTTCAATAGCTGGCTTCATGTCTGCAGGAATAGATGTGAGACTCAAAGGCTCAGGTTCATGAGCAATGTTAGCTACTGTGTTGGTATTGTACTTCACCAAGCCTTCATTATGAAAGTATCTAACCATCTTTGGTAAGTGATGTATGTTAAAAATACTAACAACTGAATCAATAGAGTATCTTATGTTATCATACTTCTGTATTTCTTTGATATTGTTATACACATCTTTCCATTTTGTATTCCATCTTATAATCTCTACATCTCTCTCAACCCCATCAATACTAAGTCCAAGATCAATCTCTTTAAACTTTGGCCAATAATCCATAGCATGTTGTTTACCAAACTTCAACCTGCTTAAATTTGTATTGTATTGCAACTCAACTTTGTCTTGGAGATTATTATCAACCAGATATTCTAGTATCTTCCAATGCGCAGGCATCATTAGTGGTTCACCACCGGTGAAATATATCTTTTCTACAGTATGCAAATAAGGTTGCAATTCTTCCCATATAGGATACTTTGAGTTGTCATTTAAATCTAAAAGTTTTGTTCTGGTTGGATCTTTCCACAACCAAGGAGACTTATCATACCATGAGGTACTCCATTGAGCATTACAAGTTAGACATGCCATATTACAATGATTGCTAAATCTGACATTTAAGAACTTTAGATCGAGCTTCTTTAAACTTCCATCCTCATTTGTATTATCTATAGCATCAACAAACTGACCAAAGTGTCGTCTACCATATTGTCTGTAGCTATCATTACCAACATCTTCAAATCTCTTACATCTTGTACATGTACTTGGTAATTCATCTCCATTCAACATATCTAATCTGAGTTTATTGAAATTAGGAGTATTCAAAGCCTCTAATATAGACTTGTCTTTAATATTAGATGTAGCAAAGTGAGGATCAGTCCTTGTACCAGGCTCACCCATTTCACCATCCCACAAAGGTGTTGCTGTACAACATGGAAATATTGTACCATCTGGCTCCGCGTATAAATGAACCCACGGTAGAATACAAAAACTCTTACGGTTGTTTAAGAGGTCTTGTTTTTGAGCTTGGCTTTTGCTAACGACTGACACTGGTCCATGAACTCCTTCATTTCTGGAAATGTGCTGTAGAAATTTGTGTTTCTTCTTCTATCAAGTTCATTAAACCAATTGTAAAAATCAATACGTCCTTCAAGCAATCTCTCAGTTGAATAGTTTGTCTGTTGCATATAGTCCACAACTCTCTTAAACTTCCAATACTCAAGATCACTGAACTTAGTTGGATCATTTTCTTTTATATTCTCTTTCATAAAATGAAGAGCATCATTCATATAGTGCATAAACTGATTCTTAGGTAGTAGATTCATATCATACTGTAATGGTTCTTTAAGATACGGTGTATCAAAACGAACACGATGTAGCTGTCCTGCCCCATTTGTTACATCAGGGTATTGCTCTCTCCACTCTAATATTTTCTTTAATAGACTCTTGAATGTAGTGACCGTCAATATATTAAAAGTCATCATAAAGGTGATGTTGGCATTAGTCTCCGTTAAGTATGTATGAAAATTTTCTTCCCATACTTTTAAATCTAGACCTGTTCTTATATACTCAGCTCTTGAGCCCCATGTATCTAATGAGGTGAATAATTTAAATCTTTTAATCTTGTTTTCATCTTCAAACTCTTTTACAAACTTAGATAATCTCTTAACTATTCTATTAGTCATACCAAGATTACTGTTTGTATTGATCTCAAGATCTGGCAGTGGATACTTAGAGATGTTCTCAAACAACTTCCAAGTACTTTGTTGAAGTAATGGTTCACCACCAGTTATCCTCAATATACTAAGAGTCTTTCTTACTTCAGGCCACCACTCCCACCATGCATCCACATATGGGTTCTCTTCTTCTCGTTTGAATAGTTTGATCCAATCAATATCCAATCTATGGTTTTCAACCATATCATATGGACCAAACTTCTCTATCTCTTTCCAGTAACTACTGCTTGCTTTTGGATGACAGTATCCGCATTTGAACTGACACTCATTACCAAAACTTATCTCAATATACTCTGGATTTATATGATGATCGTATCCATGTTTAACTATCTCATCCACTCTCTCTTCTCTATGAATAGATGCATTACGTTCATGTCTATCACTGACATACTCTTCACCTAGAGCCTCAACATTCCAACAATACTGACAGCCCTTAGGTTTCTTACCCTCAAGCATTAACTTACGTTCTTGTTTCTTTTGTTCAGTATTATGTAGAGCGGAAGCATCCCGCTTGAGTTCATCAAGCGGGATGTGATGTGGCTTTGGATGATAACAGCTATGTGTCTCACCAGTTTGTAGATAAATTGTTACGTGATGAAACTTAGCCAAACAAAATGTTGGGCTAACTTGAGCAGCTAACTTATCTTTGATGAGACTAATGCGTTCATCCATTGCACACTACTTCTACTCCATATTCTTCTGCAAATGCTTTTGCATCAGCACTATCATTGACCATAGGCTGACCTTTTATATTTAAACTTGTATTCAATAATGCAGGGCATCCGGTTCTTTCATACCATGCTTCAAGTATATGTCTCAATGGTGAATTAATCCAGGTAGACCTATCGACTGTATGTACTCTAGCTGATCCATCCTCATGCATAGTAGCAAGAAACGACTTATCTCTTGCTTTCACTACATTCTGCATATAGCTGTAGTCATGTTGTCTGAATGTTCTAAAATAATTATCAGCATGTTCAGATAATATAGATGGAGCAAACGGTCTGAACTTCTGACGTTTCTTTATATCGTTAACTCTATCTTTGTTTTCTGCTGTTCTTGGATCACATAATAAACTTCTATTACCTAGAGCTCTAGGACCAAATTCTGCTTTGCCTGCTGCAATACCAACCGGCTCTCCTTTCTCTAATAGATCTACAACATGCTTTATTTGATCAACATTCAACATTGGTAACTTGTAACCAAGAAATGAATGTTCATATTTTATCTTTTGGCCATGTACTAATGCAGCTGCACCAAGAGATGATCCTGCATCTCCAGGATTAGGAAACACATAGTGTTGTTTTCCTCTCAGCACTAATCCATTTGCAACACTATTAAGCGCAACACCTCCACCATATACCACAGGAAGTTTTTTGTCTAACTTGGTTACAAACGTCTTTAGTATATTCTCTACTAGCTTCTGTGCGTTGTATGCTATGTCCACATCTTCGTATTCTGACAGTAGACCTCTCATACCTCTGTGAAGATTCTTCTTCAACATCATACGTCTAAGCTCTTCATACAGTACTCTGTTGGGTTTGCCATATGCTGCCATACCCATAGTAATATATTCATCCTCCATAGGCTTGAGTCCTACTCTAGCTGTGACGGCAGAATAGAATAAACCTATAGAGGTGGGATACTTTAAAGATTTTAGTTTTGTATACCGTGCTACATCATTAACATATTCACAGTACCATACACTAACAGTATCCCACTCACCTATAGCATCTACTACAAGCGCATTTGCATTACTGAATTCAGAACATTGGAATGCGGCAGCAGCATGAGAAAGATGATGGTTAAAGCAATGATCGTAATCGTAGTTAAGATGACGTGCTTTAAAAGCTGACTTCCATTGCCCCGCATACGCTTGACGGGTCCGTTTGATAAAAGGCCGCTCATAGAAAGCAATTGTATCAGCGTCATACTTTTTGACATAATCTTTTAACTCCTGACAAACGTATTTGTCATTCTTCACTTTGGAGAACCTTTCGCTGTGACCAGCAAAAAGTATCTCACTTCCATCTAAGACAGTTACAGCGGCATCATGAAATCCTTCACTGAAGCCGAGTACCCTCATGCTGCATCTGCTTCTGCTTCCACTTCACCATCAACGTCTGCATTAGGATCCCTAGCACCAGTCAATGTAGCTAAAATAACAACAATCAATGGATCCCGTTCTTTCTTCAACCAGACATTAAGATAGTTTTGCTCAAACTCATCAAGCTCCATGCCATCGCAGTTGTATCGGATTGTTGTATCAATCATTGCAGCCATCTTAAATAGCCTTTGATCGATATGACTCATATCTGTATCGTCTTTTGCCATCATATACTCCTTATCAAGCAATTATAATTATATAATACTATTAACGTGGTATTTAGTCAACTATTTTATACCAGGGTCTTCCATATTGTTTTGATCAAATCCCCACTGCCTTTCTTTACACTGCCAACAATGTATAGTTTCTGTTTGTTGATAACATCTACCTTCATCAAACTCAGTGCATGTATGTGATGCTTCAAATAACCATTCCAACTCATGCCTCAATACAAGATCAATTGTTTCAGCTTTGTTCAATTCAATGAAAGGTATCTCAAATTTACTGTACTTATCTACAGCCTTGTTAGCTACTGACCTGTCTGGGGCTGCGGTAGTTGACATAAGAGATTGAGGAGGATTAGAAGTATTCCCGCTGTACAGTACATCCAGGTCGGTGATATAATCATCAAGAATGTGTCTAAATGCAGTTTTACCCGTAATACCCAATGAAGCAATTTCATTTTCCTTTCCACCTTTGACTACGTGTTGTTCCCATTTGTTTCTTAATTTGCTTTTCTTTATTATATCTGCTGAATGCTTTAGACTGCCATCAGGCTTGTCCATTGTAAAGATTACAAAAGTGCAATCAGTGCAAGCAATATCAAGCAAGTTGAGTAAAAGACCTGAGTCCATACCCCCTGATAAGAGTATTCCAATCCTCTCTTCGTTCCTATAGGGTATTTGAACAATTCTATCATTCGATGATTGGAGTGTCAACAATTATATGATCTCCCAGCCTGCACCATTCACGACTAAACTTCATTACGGTAGTTCCTTTTTCAATACGCTCAAAAAATTCTTCCATCTCAATACCAACAAATGTCCTTTGAGGATAACAATCATATAAGGACCTATCATCATTTATATCATATTGATATATACCTCTTGTTCGATCATACACTAAATCTGAGAAGTATGGGAACTTGTCATTGTTGAGCTTCTGCTTTATCTTGTCTGCTACTTCTGGAAAGTGGTGATCAAAGAACGTATGCTTGTACCAATATTCCCACTTACCTTGTTCTAGCTCTCTTGATTGTTGTTTGTATAGATCATCAAACAATGAATAACACACAGATGGATTATCATAAAATACACCAGTGTAATCATACTCTCTGAATCCTACTGTCTTCCATAAATTAGATGGAGCAAAACACCACCTTTTATCATCTCTCCAACCAAACTTATATATGTTATATGGAGATGAACAACTGACTAGGAATACATCATTTGGATTATACTTGTCGCCCAAGGCGCATTGAATAGATGAGTGTACACTGGTTGGAAACTCCTTTACAAATCTATCTTGAAAGTATTTTGACTTTTGATATTCTAGAACATCCACATCAACAAATTCTGTTTCTGGTGGCAACAAACCAGCTTCTTGCCAATTAAGATAGGCACCATTTAACAGATATCTTTGATGCATGACTCTGTGTGGGATTTCGAGATAATCGAAACCCCACTTTACTAATTGTGAGTCGGCTCCACCACTAAAGCATACTACTAATTCTTTTGTGGTATTGCTGGCAATGTCAATTAACGTCTCGAGAAAAGCATCCCTGAACGATAGCTCGTTTTCAGTAAAGGTAAATTCAAGCTCAACGTGGTCAGGAAATATTTCAGGTTTGATTCCACCTTGGTGTTTAGCTGACATGATAAATTACCTCGAGTTTTCAATAAAGCTATGTGGCTTTTTTTAGTACGTTCTTGTTTAAGATAGTTTTCGATTGCATATCTCACGACACTCTCCTTTGTTACAAGTTAAGTGCGTTCCTTCGCTTTCGCTACTTCCGCCCTATATGGGTGAACGTATATCTATTTATATTAAATAGGAGTGAAGTCTTTAAGAGTCATCCACTCTTTCCGGTCATTTGTTATTGGCCACTGCGTTTTATTATCTATGTGATTATAACATACGCAGAAAGTACGTCGATCCTTCGTTGAAAGATTCTTAGGACTCATATGCCACACATTAGAATGAAAGACTAAAGCATCACCAGCTTTGGCTTCTATTCTTTCAATAGGGTAAGTTGGACCATCTGCAGGTCCTCCAACATAACTGGGTGCAGTGAATGTATCGGAAGCCGTGCTTCCTCTATCATGGCTAGGATTGTCACCATATTCTGCATGAGTAAAACTATCTGGTAAATCAAACCCCTCCTGTAACTGAAGATCAACTTTGTGACTGCCTGGTGCAAAATGAAACTGTCCGTTAGTCTCATTCATATCATCAAGCATGTAAAACACACTTAGTCCATTCATGTTCTGCCATTTATCATGATACTTAAACACAGTATAGTCAGAATGCCACCCAAATGCTCCACCACCTTCAGCTAGCTTGTAGTTGAAGTGCAATTGGTTTATATAAACCTGGCCACCCATCAAATACTTAACTGCAGGAAGTACTGGATTGTTCCTCGCATAGCTTTCTAACCACTTACCCCAGTCTTCCCAATGTGGAGCCCATACTGTTCTTGCACGTCCATCATATTCACCAAAGAATCTATCGTCATTGATATCCTCAGCTTGCCTTGAGGCGTATCTCAATGCATCAACCTCTCCTGGTAGATTGACACCCTTTACAATAAAATATCCTTTATCGTTCCATTGCTCAACTTGTTTTTGTAATATACCATTAGCACTGCTAAGAACAATTTCTTCTGCTACTTCCATGTAACCTCACAAATTCATAAGTCTTTCTAAGTAATTGTATTGTACAATATCTTTTCTTCTATCACTTTCATCATTGGAGAATCTTTCATTATCAAAATCTTGTAATGTCCATCCAATGTTTTGCATTCTCCCAAAGAATGTAAACTGGAATCTAGCTCTCTTCTTTTTTATGAGCTGTTTGGAATAATACATTGCCAGATCTTTAGCTTGTTGCTCTGTCATCCATTCACTATACCAACTACCATTTTCATCCCATTGGTATCCATATTTAGCCATATTCAATCCCATTGCAGAGTCAGGACTAATTGTTAGAGCTGTAGGACTAAATGAATCTAACGGACAATCATCTCTCAATAACCATTGGTATGTTTCATGTATGGACTCCTCTGTCTCATAAGGCAATCCTATAATGAACCCAGATGTCGTTACTATCTCATTCCAACCTGGAGTGGCTTTAGCTTTATATAACCCATCCTTTATCTTTTCAGGATCCATACCTTTACCTATAGCTTTACCAGCTTGGTGGTTCAATGTCTCAATACCAAAGAACACACTACGCAGCCCACTCTCATATAACAATGGTATTGTCTCTGGTTTAGATACCATCATATCCGCTCTAGCATAAGTGCTAAAGGTGGGTTGGAAGTTCAGACTAGTGAATGCCTTGTGGAACCTCTGTACCTTGTCTACAGAGTCGTTATACGTGTCATCACACACCATGAAACCTGTAGATCCATACTTATCATACATTTCTTGGAGGTCTTTTGCAACAAGGTCTGGGTTTCTATTGAACTCCCAAACTTTCTTACCAATAAGATTATATGAGCAGAATGCACATTTGAATATGCAACCTCTGGCTAGCTCTAAAGGCAGTACTTCTTTTGGCATAATGATATCACTATCAGTATATTTTATTCTTGAAATAGTAAAATCATCTACGGGATAATCTTTCTCTTCAATGATCTTACATTTGCCTTTTTGATATCCTATCTTGAGATCGGCACCGTAGAATATATGATCTGCCAAAGCTACAACAGACGTGTCAGCTTGCCCTCTTATAACAAAGTCTACGTATGCGTTGAACGGAGGATCTTCAGCAAGATAGGCTCTTGCACCTCCCACAAGCATATATGGGCTGTCACCTTTCTCTTGGATACGATCAAACAGCTCAAACATATCATCTCTACCAAACAACAAATTGGATACACCAGAAACTGACTTTGGATCAGTAGCAATGTGCCGTTCGGTTGCTACTCTACTTCCTGGAGATGGAGTTGTCTCATCTAGCGCTTCTTCCACACTTTTTGTATTGATGAGTTTTCTAATCTTTGACCTTCCACCCCAGCCCATAACTTTAGGTAAGAAGAATGTACACGAGAAACCAACTAACTTTGTTTCCTTTGTAACAAACTTATCAATGATTTTTAGAAGTCGTTCTTTATCTAAACGAGTAAAGAACTCAACAACCTGGACAGTATAACCTGAGTCTCTGAGTTCTGTAGCTACTCTATATGTTCCTGCGTATCTACCAAAACCTGGATAGCTAACTTCTGTAAAGATTACAATTTGCATCTCGTTAGGTAACCAACTCTTGGATCTGAGATCTGGCCATCTGCGTGATATATCTCTCCGTTGTTATAGTTGTTATGGTAGACCCATCCCTTGGCTTCGTATTTCTTTATAAACTGTGTGCCATCACTTTGCCAGACAGGTACCATTTCAGTTCCTACTGGACCTTCATGGACAACATCATTACCAGTTCGTAGATGGATCTCAAGGATCTTATTATCTAAAGCAGAACCACCATGGTTGTCTGGTGATCCATTTCTCTTCCACTCAATATTTATAACTCCACAGTCGCTAAAATCATCTAACCAGCTAGGTAAAATATGAGGAAAGTTCTCTATAGTTTGCCAATGTGTAAACTTCCACATATCAGTTGGATGGTTATTTCCTATTGTTGTACAGAATGGCTCCCAATGACTGTGTATACCACCTTTACCATCCTCAACCCAACGGTAGTCAATAGAGTAATGAGTACCCTCAAAGAACTCACACCAGAAATGTCCTGCCGGCATAAACCTGTGTCTTTTTATATCCTCAGCATCTTGTATTCGAAGCCATTGCTTCTTAGCTCCGACACTCATACCATATAAGTTGTATATCGGTCTTACAATATACATGCCATCTTTTTCAACAGGAACACAGGCAGGGCCCGCATGGTAACCTAACCTGAATGCTACATCTAATTTATTGAATACCCATCTATGGTGTGGGAATGCTACCCATGCTTCTTCATCTTCGTCTATTATTTTCAATCTTATCTCCAAATGGTGCCGCAACCAAGATTCGAACTCGGGACCTGATGATTACAAATCAACTGCTCTACCAACTGAGCTACTGCGGCATAAACCATGCTGGAGGCATAGTATATTTGTATCTGGCAAACTTAGACTTTTCAAGATTGTAACATGTCCTATATGCCTCAACAGTATCTTCAATATGTTTGAAGTTAGTGTTGGCATTAACAAACGGTGTCCTTTTCACTCCAGGTAAATTGCAATACTGCAATTGGGCTTCATAGATCATTGCAGTGCCACCGTACTTATGTACTTTATGATACCGCCTTGTATACTCCAAAAGCATTTCATAATGATGTGCTATCAACCATTTAACATTGTTAATAGATTCCATCAACCATAATGTACATGGGTGCTTCTTCACAGACTTTGGATAGTTAGCCAAACCAAACTGGGCATGAGGCTCAATTAAGCTACGATGCTTATCCTCATATGTAACATCCATAACTGCGGATAACATTTGACAATTCTCAATAAGCATTTTAACAACATGCTGATCACATAATGACCTAGCTGCTACTTTCGGATCTTTGTCCACTACGAAAATGTTCATCTAATTCAAACCCACCTTCCTCTACTAAGATTTTCAGGACCTTATTAAATATTATAATCTCTAAATGCTGTGGAGTCAACGAATCATTTGAAGGCATGTTTAAGTCTTGGCCTGGTCTGTATGTTCCATCTTCCTTCACGTTGGCAAGATATTCATACACACCATCCTCAAAAAGATCATCGAAGTCTGGTCGTTTCAATACGCATGGTATTGTAAATGTAAACGATGGCCGATCACTCCAGTTGAGTACACTATGCGGCTTCATATTATTGAGTAGAACAACTTCACCTTCATCGCCATATTCCATACCACCAATTTGTTGTTGGAACCTACGGTGATAGTTAGAGTGTCTGAATGTCGTAATAATCTGACTGCGGGGCTGAATAGCAAAGTTCAAAGACGCACCCTTGGACTGATCTACATGCTGTTCAAATTGCACACCAGCATTGACACCTAAGATCCAAGGTTGGATCTCACCAAACCTCTCATAAATGAAAGTGCACAGAGGGCATTTGAGCATGATCTCTTTTGGAAAGAATGCATGATGGAAGGCATACTTGTTTGTTGGATCCCAATGATCTGTCTCAAACCAATCACCCTCTGGTCCGGTAATTCCATCCAAGTACTCTCTAGCTTCTTGTAGAATAGGAGTCTTGTTTTTAAAATGTCTAAATAAATTCTTCGTGGATGCCTTCTTCATTACATCCTTGGCACTTCGTTTGGATGCTCCTTCAGGGGCAGCAGATGGTACGTTCAATAAACTTTTACCCACTAGCATCTCCTTTCAATAAAATTTTCATACAATACTTCTTGCAATTGGTAGGCCTCCTGTTCCCAAGGCAAGTCTTTGTATTTAGTATTGTCATAAACCTTATTGCCATCCATCCAGTCAACCCTGTGACGTGGCACAAACCTCTCACGTAGACGACCATTTGCATACTGACTTGCATGTACCATTTCATGCATTACGGTAACAAGTAGCTCTTCATCACTTTGAGTTTTATCCAACTCAATATCAAACTCTCTTGGCTTGATATTATCATCAGCCCACATACAAAATCCTACTGGTGTGCCATGAATCTTTTTTAGCTCGACATTGATCTCTAAGTTGTCAGCCATACGCCAATGACATAGCTCGTATGCTGCGAACACGATAGCATCATTTATCTTGCTCCTTTGATTCTTCTGTCCGCCTTTTATATGGATCTGTACCATGTACCCTCTCAATCAATCCTTTAATGAAGTCAAAGTATTCTGGATTTCTCTTCATTCCATTAGCTGCTGTAAAGCAATTATACGCAGCGCACACATCAGGTCTTGTTTCGTATATACCACACTTAAAGGTGTTGACACCATCCCAATCTTTTGATGGGCAAAACCCTGTTTGCTTTAGATTAGGACACCAGTTTACAACAGCAACTTTATCGCCTCTTTCCTCAACAAATGAAGTTGTACTCTGGCTGAACATTTCTTTCAAGTATGGTATCTTATCGACGCGATGGTTATTACGTTCAGCTTTATTCCACCGAGGCTGCAACCATGTAGTCTTACAACATCGGCCACATTGGACGCAGACATCAGAGGTTATTAAATCCTCATCTAGTGGACGGTATTCTACCACTTATATTTCTCTTCCGTGATAGCTGGCTGCTCGTCTTCTTCTGCAAAGCACCCTCTATCTCTACTGTATGATGTACACCTCTCCTTTTCTTCTTCACTCATGCATTCCCACAACCGAACCTGTTGTTTCATGTCATCACACCTATTGCGCTGCTTCATACCTTTAATGAACTCCAGCATCATTTTCAATCCAGGTTCAATTTGTTTTGTAAGCTCTTGGTGTGGTACGCAAGCTGCACCATCAACCATATCTTGCTTTTCAATAACTGCCTTTGCGGCCATACATTGATCCATGTTCTCATAGATGACCTCATGTGGCTGAGCCATTCCCATTAACGCAACTATCAATAATGCTTTCATTTTGACCATCCTTTTACAACATCTGGCGAGAAGTTATTCTTAGAAAACTCTTGCCTGTTAACTAACTTAGCAGCATAACCTTCAGTATACATTGCATATCCTTCATGGTCAACAGACCTGTACACACCACCAACACTTATAACAGTGGTCTTGAATGATGAAGGCTGTCTGTTAAGTTCCATCAGCAACATCTCTTTAGCATCAACCATTAACTCATAGTCATTGTTAAGACGATGTATTACAGCAGTCAGCTCATTAGTAATCGAACGATACTTCTCGATCTTCTCAGCTTTCTTATCAGCAGACAGTACAGAGGCTACTTCTTTCTGCATACGATCAAACATGAAGTCAGTGATGTTATCCTCAGCTAGACCTTTGATCTGAGCATTCCTCCACATCTTATATAGAGCCTTAGTATCATCAGACAGATCAGAATATCGTCCAACAACAGACTTAACAATACGAAGAGGTAGATCAATCCCTCTAGGATTAGAGACCTCATCATGAGCATTGATCATCCAAAGCTCATCTGTAATCTTAAACTGCTCTTTGATCTTAGCTCCATACACAACCTTATCGTTATGATAAGCAGTATGCCATACGATACCGACAATAGCAGATCTAGGAATAATACTAGTCTCATATCGGATCGTGTTAGGATGAAATTCCTTGATGTTACCACCACAGGTATTATCAAAGAACATTAAGTCACCTTGAACCATCGCATTGGAAGGTCCAACGTATGCATTCTGCAGATACACAAGAGTGTTCCACATTGCAGTCTTCAGCTCTTCAGGAAACTTAGGATCATCATCGAAGTCGGATCGCTTGTAGTATTTCAGAGGAATCTTATTGAATATGCCCTTACGAGCAATCCAATATCCACCCTCATCCTTACCAAAGAAGATGCTAGGAGCACCATCCCACTTACGTGTATATTCGACATCATTAAGCTTGAATTTCTCAAGCAGCTCATATCCCCAAGACTCGAATAACAAGTCCTCGAAATGTTCCATGTGTGTGTTCTCTCTCATTATATAAGTATCCTACATATTCGTGTTAGGGTCAACATCAAAAACGGGAAAAATACAAAAAAAATGAAGTGGTGGAGGTCTTTCTTATGAGGGCATCTCCATTCCCACCAGAGTCTTGAATTTATAGTCGTTTCTGGCTTAACCGCGTTTTGCATCGTCATGCTGCTCGCTCGACTGTGGCCCGGAATCTAGCTAGAAAGCTTCATCGGGGCCCATGATATGATAGACATAATTCAACACGTATTTGTCATCACAAAAAGGGACTGCAGTGCGGACTCCGGCGAGCACATCACTAGGTGAAGACGCTCCCATCTCTATCATCGAGACAGCTGCCTCTTCCATTTCAATTGCCAAATCACACATTCTGCCCATATCCATCTCCTCTATCAATATCCTTAGTATACATCATTTAACCAAACAGGTCAACAGAAAAATACGCGATTCCTTCATAATAATCGTTTTTTATTTCAGATTCAAAGCTGTGGATTCCTGTGGTTGTGTCAAAATGGCGGTAAACTGCGGATCCTTCGCTCTCATGGGCATAGAACCCAATACCCTGCGATTCAAATTGGTCCATATCCGCAACAATCTGCGCTTCTACCTCATTGATAGTGAAAAAATCTGTCCCAGTCGCAGTATTCTCAAATTTATACACCGGAGCCATGCCCTCATCCAGCTGTATTTCCTGATACGCAGCTGCCACGATGTCCATAGCTTGGGTTTCCCAGATATTATAATGAAGTGGGGCAGAATTCTCATCGAAGGCTGGCGCCAGATCCCAAGCAAACATCCCCTCGAGATCCTCATCCTTCCATTGAGCGAGAAACTCGTTGAATGCGAGATCTTGGTTAGGTCCAGCAAACCCATATTCTGTGAACATCACAGGTTTACCTGCAGCCTCAACGATATGGGTAAGATCATTACCCGCAGAGTTAGTTTCAAGATATAAATTGAAACCTATCACGTCAATTTTGTCATAAAAGACTAAGTCCTTAGGCTCAAATGAGTTCCACCGTGGATCTACGTGACTGGAATACATCAGAGGACCATCATATATCGCCTTGACACCGTCGATCAGCGTATTCCACTGCTCGGCATGGCTCTCTGTAATCGTTCCAAGCTCACATCCAATGCTCAAATACGGCAAATCGTACTTATCAGCAAGCATCGCATGGGTTGTAATGATGTCAGTATAGTCATTGAACCACTGATCCGGGTCTTTTATGGTAACTGGGCCACCAGCTGCATTGTCCCACAGTTGAGATCCACCCCAATTGGGCAACGTTACCGTAGGATACAGGATAGGTTGCAGTCCAGCATCGATGGATGCCTGCAATCCGTCCTCAATGTTCTCTTGATCTGGAGTGATATCAGTTTCCGAGAGGGTAGAGGTCTCCTTATCCAACGTATAGTTCACATGGATCAGCACTGAGTTAGATCCATCCTGTGCAATACGCTCAATTACTTCAGGAAACTGCGTATCCCAATCAGAATACCAATGAGGAGCTTGCGCTCCCTGGTCATCAGTATCCATATCCCACTTATGCCATGTAGATATAGAGGTGCCCAAGGCCCTCATTAAGAGAGAGCCCGGTTGCTGCTTGTGAATTCAGAAGGATTCCAGAGATGAACTACATGCTGCTCAGCAAAACGCTTAGCGCTATCGAAATCAACAAAACCAATTTCATCAATACCCTTATGAGGGCACTGAACTGACCAATCACCAATCATATCCTTTAGGATAAAGACAGGCGCTAGCGCATTAGTAGATTCAAAAACACCGTCATCCTCAACAAAATTCATTCCTAAACTGTTACTCATGCTAAATTCCTCTCTCGAATTGCTCATACCTTAGTATACATCAAAAACGAAACAGGGTCAACACTAAACTACTTCTACAGCACCAAATTTTTCTAGAAATTCTCGAGAATTATTGACTTTGCAGTTAAATGCAAACGTCCTACGGCACCCTTCACCAAAGAATGGGTGGACTTGATGGTACAACCAGTTAGGAAACATCACCAATAGCCCCTTTGTAGGCTTGATGAACGTGGATGTCTGCGGTTTCATCATCATAATGTCCTGAGCATTGGTCGTTCCCCACACCAACTGCGTGTATCCATCGCTCTCACCGGCTGCATTCTTGTGATTTACACTGTGACCTGGCGGCCCAGCAGCAATCTGAGGTGGAACTTCAAGGTAAGCAAAGCCAGAAAGCCCTGCAGGAGTGCGTGATCCATGCATATGGAGTGGTTGATAGTCACCTTCATACGAATCATTTGACCACAACTCGTAACATTCTGCATTTGCCCCTCCATCATACCCTTGTCTTACGTAGGAGGTGCCCATTCCAGTAATGAAATTCTTCATCACGCTACCAAATCCATCATCGATTGGAATATCTAGCTGAGAAGACTTAGGATTTTGACGTATTTGCCCCACTAGTCTGTCTGACAGGGAACTCAATTGCTCTGAGTTGTCGTCTATGTAACCGTTGAACTGATTCACCAATTCTGCTGGCATATTCACCAGGAGAATATTGAATGCGCCTAATGGCTGAAATGTAGCGTCTACCTCTGTCTGTTGCATTATGCTTTCCCACTTATATAACCATCAACGTTTACCTCAATACCTTGAGGATGAACAGCAATCTGAGCAATGTTACCAGCGACCACATATCTTGCACGTTCGCTTTGTTGTTCTTTCACTTCATGAGGAACCCAACCTGGGAAGATGCACAACTTGCCAGGTTCTGGTTTAATTGAATGTCTTTGATATGCAATAGATTCTGGAATAGCTTGACCAGACTTATCATGCTCTCTGGCTAAGTCTAGAGTTCGCTGTATAGCTGGATCAGGTTCACTATATATTTCGAGAGGACTACAGTCATCGCCACAGTCAACAAAGTACACGTAAGCCCAACTATGTGGCCAATGAGCGTGCTTCTTGGTTCTGTCACCTTTTTGATATCTGATTCCCCAACCATCTACTGGATATAACTTCCATCTATTAAGATCAATAAACCGCTCTACAAACTTAAATGCAACCTCACGTACCCAATTGACTCCTTGACTCTGCTTGTAGAATAAGAAGTCTGTCTGGTGCGCACTAACATTCTTAGCATCATCGGTCCGTCGAGCCATATCAATGTCATTCTTGATACGTTGGTTTATCTGTTCTATCTGTGCACGATCTTCCTCAGTCTCAATCAACTGATGTTGAATCAGTGGCATGTTCATTATACATGAACCATAATCCGACTGAGGGATATCAGGCATCACACCTTGTTTGTTATCAACAACAAATTCTAAGATCACACCCTCAGACATGACCTTCTTTTTTATCTCTGTTGGTTTAGCCTTTTGCTGATCCGGCGATCTGCGACTCATGGTTGGTGTTGGCATCAAATATTCCCATTACAAAGTTCTCTGCGGTGTCTTCACAATACTGTTCATTATGGTCTCTAATCATTCTTGATTCATAAAGCTTGTCATTAACATACAAGTCTACATGATACCAACGACCATCCCAAACTACGTTTGCTTTTCTGTCTTGGTATTTATCCTGTCCGAAGAACGTACTCATTACTGCCATTGCTATCCCCTTCTCATGTTGGCTATTTCTTTTGCTTGATCAGCTGAGAATACAGGCACTAGACTCGACTTGTGCATAGCAGATATACCTAGCAGCTTTCTCTCGCCACTATATATATTAGCATCTTTTTTTACAGCAACACCAACAGGGATTTGATCTGTGTCACGTTTCCAATTCTGGCTCACCGTAGCTTTTGCCTGGCCAGCTTTAACAGTTCTAGGCTTACTTCTATACGTCGCTTTATATGAGCTTTTCTTAGCTTTCAGCTGATCTGGGTGAGCACCCATACTACGTAGAAACTTATCGTGCTCTATATCAGCCTTGATAGCTGCAGCTGTCTTCTTTTTCTTATTGTGCTTAAATTTAGTAGTAGTCACATATGCAGGAAGTAAGTGCATCGTCATGAGTTTTCCATCCCTAGTCCATTAAGTAGATCACGTTCTCTTATACATACTATTCTATCCAAAGACTCGGCTTTTGTCAACGATAAAATTTTATGTCTCAATGAAAGATAGTTGTTACGGACATGAAAGCCGCACTCTATCTTATTACGAAAATAAGGCTCAACTACAACAAAGGCATTATGATCATCTATGGGGTTGATCAAGTATGCCAGCATTAATACTTTGTCAAGCACCTTGCCCCCTGTACTTCTTCCACGATCGCTTCTGGTCCTTCTTCTTAGGTCTTGAGAACACACTCCTACCAATAGAGGTCTTCTTCTTAAACTTATGACTGGTACCTACAGTACCGAGGCCTTGCTCATTATGTCTCTTGGTTGCCATCTTGTCTCCTTAGTTGACTTAGTTGATCTGATAGATGGTTGGTGAGTCCTAATAGATTGGATCCTTCCAACCTTAGCCCAGTCCAGAATAGCTTGTAATCATTTGAACTGTGCTCTCTTGGGAAGTTATCTGCTTCCACCAATAGCTTCATGAAGTTATCGATTATCTCTTGCTGTCGTTCTTCTGGGTATAGTTCCATTAGAGTCTCCTATCTGTCCGGGGCACAAAGTTTATTATATACCTTTTTAGATAGAAGTCAACGGTATTCTGCCCCATTCTAAAATTTCTTTTGTTAATCTTAATTTTCTTACTTTGTACTTGTATTCTTTTCGTTTCTTGCTATCGTAATCTTCTATAGCTCTTATGATAGCATCTGCAAGTCTTTGGTTCTTATCATCTCCGTGGATGTGGTTTGCACTGTATGATTCAATCACCTCAGTACTATATTCCTGAAACTTATGACCCTCAACTGTGAGATTGACCAACGGAGGCTTAATCATCATACCATGTTGCCACTCATGAGGAAAGGTATGAAGAGACCGCCACTCACGAGGCTCTCCGTCATCAAAGTTATGAGACATACCATAGTTGTGCATATGGATGAACTTAGTCTGGCCATGACCAGATCCTTCAAATGTCTTTATTAGATTATCAAAGTAATGAAGAGCACCCATGTATTCATGCTTCATCTTTTGTGGATCAAACAGCTCTTCATAGAACATTCTCATTGCTGTCAATACTCTTTTTGGAACACCACTATTCTTTATATTCATTACTGAATTATAATTCATCCCTCTATACTCTTTGTGGTATATCCTTGAGAAGTCAGTCCAGCAGAATACTGCAACGTCTGGTAGTCCTTTGGTCAGCATATGTTCTTGGAACTGGTTTATGATAGTATCCCAGACACTTCCTCCTGGAACTCCTGTGTGGACACAATCTGCATCAAAGTGGTCGCATATCTTTTTGATGTATGTTGTCGTACTAGGATCCTCGCCTCTCATCTCTCTGGCATGGAGCCCTTTGAATTTCTTATCTTTCTTCTTGCCATTGACATCAAGCTCTTTCCATGGAAGTGCAAGCTGCCCCCAATAGTCATACGACTCACAAAAACTGTCTCCAAAGAATCCTATCTTCACCAATCTATCCCCAGTATTATTTTAGCCTCTTCACTCATCATCTCTGGACCAAAAGGTGGCTCGAATGTTGTCACCACATCAACACCATCGACTCCATCTACCATCCCGCACGCTGCTTCTATATCACTAATGATGTCATCTGCCGCAGGACAGAATGCTGATGTGAGAGTATGGGTTACTGTTACCTTAGGTAGATGGTCAAGGTCAATATCATATATCAATCCAAGATCGTATATATTTATGCTGATCTCTGGATCAAAGCATTGCTTGAGGTTCTCTACTATTTGTTCTCTAATCACATGCACCTACCGCACTTGGGACCCGAGGTCCTTCATTATTGACTCACGTTGCTCGTCACTATATCTTCGCCACCTAATGATCTGCTCTTTTGATCGACCACACCCTGTGCAGAACCCCTCTTCGAGATTACAGAGAGATACGCACGGAGAGGATATGTACCCAGGCAACTCTTTCAGCTTGCCAGTACCATCAAGCACCACAATGCAATGTTAATTCCAATAAAAACTGTCATAATATAAACACCAATACAAATAAAATTGCTATACCTAATGCAGCATAGTCCTGCACACCTAGAGACCCATACTGCCTGCTGGCTTTCTCGGCCTCTTCCCAGATCTGCTTCCAGTCCTTTTTCATGTATTATATATCCTTAGTAGTATGAGAGATGCTGGGGGCTTTGCTTCCCGCCGTAAGTTATACTTACGTATGCTACAGATCTTCATCTTTTTATATCCAAGCTTCCATTGCTATAATGGTATCAGTGCTTGGAAGCCTCTCTCATACTACTAAGAGATATAGGAGAGGGGTGATCCTAAGACCACCCCATGAAGAACCCTATAGATCGAGCTTCTGAACAAACTTAATCTTGGCTCCAGACCAAGCTACATCTCTGCAGAACTTATGTATTGCTCTTACATTGTCTAGCTGATCGTATTGTATAAGATCGCGATGAAGCTGCTGCTTGTTCTTAAAGTCATATTGATCAACCACTCTAAGGGCAGCCTCTTTGGCTTGATCATAAGAAGCATTCTTCCAATCATAAGCCTCTACAGCAAACTGTACTTCATCCCAACCATTTTTCATTGCTTTAACATAATCCATTACTTTGACTCCTTCGTCAGATCTACCCCATAGGGCTTAGTTGGGCAGCAACGTAATTGTCACTGTCCTGTATTGTACCACATTTCCCATAAAGGGTCAACAGGTTATTTAAATTATTTTCTCTATCAACACGATTAAAATATTCCTTAGAGTATACTATCCAAGAGCCATCAGACAGGGGGGAGATAATGAAGTCATCATTCTCGTACTTGTATATCTCCTTGGCAGGGTACCCACCAACTCTCACCAGGATCTTGCGGAACCCATATTTGGTATAATTTTGATCAGGAAAATTTTTTGACATCGGTTTATCTAGATCCAATCTAAAGTGTATTATATTTAATTAAAAAACAAGGCCTATATACCCCCCCCATGGGCGATGTCACATACCGAATGCGACACCTAGCCCTATGATCACTGCTAGCATCCCTACTAGCCCAACGAACTCTATTGCTCTCTCTATAGCCGCCCTCATGCTGCTGCTCCCTCTA